CTTATCACGCCCAGCCGCATCGTTGTCGGGGACGACAAAAACATGCTTGCCCGCGAAGAACTGCTCAAAGCCCTCCGGCCATTTGCCCGCATATCCCGGTCGCGTCGTGGCGCATACGCCAAGCGCAGCCAGCGCGTCGGCATCCTTTTCGCCCTCACAAAGCACCACCGAGTCAGACGCCATCAACTCCGGCAGTCGATACGGCACCACCCGCGCACCTTTGGCACCCATGCGGAACCCGCCGCTTGGCAAGGGCACACGCGGGCGAAAGTCTTTGGGGATGTAGCGGCAGACCTGTGCAACCAGATCGCCGCCCTCATCCCGATAGTCATATGTATGTGTAATCAACGAATAGCCCTCGACCCGCAGCGGGCGGACTTCGCGGGCAGCCTCGCCCCATAGACCTCGATCCCGCAGCGCCGATACAACGTCGCGTTGGTCGCAACCCGCAAAGCATTTGAGCAACAGCTTGCCGTCCTTCTCATCTACCGACAGAGATGGATTGCGATCATCATGCGCAGGGCATTGCACCATGTAGCCGCTGCCTTTTTTGGTGCCGCCAAGCGCGCGAAATATGTCTGCTGCGCTGGTCATATTTGCTTGCAATTCACTCAGCCGACAAATTCGTGGCTGTAAGCCACCCTGTAAATGTGCGCATCTTTATAAGCACGCTCCTTTGTGTTGCGGTCCGGTATGTAATCAAGTCGCGCTTTTTTGTTTTTCGACGTTGCCTTCCATAATTCTGATCGTTCTCGGTATTCGCCCATGCGCGGGTGTGCGGTTTTGCTAAAATAACGGTGTCCTTGTTTGCAAAAATGCTGCGCGATTGCGTCAGAAAACCTAACGCCAATCCCCAGACCTTGATAGTCTGGCAAAACTACGGTTCGGTGTTCGCGCCACGCGCTTTCGAAGTGCTGGTTGGGGAATGCAATAGCTGAACCAAAAGCGACCGGGTTGCCATCTAAATAACCTAAAAAACACCGCGCCGATTTGTTCAGCGCGTCGTTCAAATAATGATGCTGCCTAAATAATCCCCACCAGTTGTTCGTTGTTTTGTGAATTTCAAGGTTAATTGATGGTCGTCGAAGGCACCCCCTTGACGCATCAAGCTGCGCCTTTGCCGTGTCAAAAACCCAATCGGGTTGCAGCCATTCAACAACGTCGTAGTGACAAGTAGAAAAAACAACGCCGGTCATCTCTTGCGACCGAATGTACCGTTGCACTGCGTGAGCAGAAGATTTTGCAACGGTACGGTCAATCACGCTCGTGAACTCATCGACACCGACATTTGTTTTAATCATTGCAGCCAAATCCGCACGCCACGCCTCGCCGTTGCTCAAAACATGATAAGGGCGGCACCATGTCGGGACAGAATTTAAGCCAACCGCGCTAAGTTTTGCGCTATCTACTTGCGAGGCAATGGCTTTGTTAGGATTCCATTTTTTTTGTTTTGCGACTCCATAATCTCTTTTTAAGAGCTGCGTTTTGCCACTGCCCGACGGCCCGACAATCAAACCAATTTGCCAACTTTTATCGCGGGGCGGTGCCTTGAACGCTGGCAAAACAAAGCGGCTTGTCCCATCAAATTGATAATCGAACGGGCGGATCGCATCTGCGAGTAAGTCGTCATAGTCAACTTTGATTTCTATTTGATCCATTTTGCGTAACCCAAAATCAGTGTGAGCTTGATGATGTGAACTATACATCAGAACGGCAGCGCCAAATCATCGGGATCGCTGTCCATCTCAGCTTCCCATTTCTTGTGCCAGTCAGGCCGCACCTCTGCCAGCCGCCCAACCAGGCAGCGCAGGAACATCGTCCACTGCACCTTGTTCAGCCGCCCCAAGTCCGTGACGCCAATGCTGTCGAGATATTCGCCGCCCGCCTTGCCAGCTTGCAGCAGCATCTCGTCTTCTTCTGCAGTCCAATCCACCATCAAAAACTCCTTCACAAACCGAACTTGATGCTCCCGTGAGCAAAACCAGACGCGCCGCCGCAGACCGATGCGGTAACCAAAACCGCGCTCGTATTTCCAACACGCCACGCACAGGCCGCGCGGCGTCACCGCACCAACCGATTGAAAACACGCCGCAGAACATATGAGCGCCCCAGCGACAGCACGAAGTAGCAAGCCGTGATCCACGTCGCGTCGAGCGGCGACGGCTCCAGCCCAAACCACGGCAGGCAAAAGTAAGTAAACAGCCACGAGACAAGCAGCCCGACGACAGCGTTCGACTTGGCTTCGACCAGCGACATCAAGCGAGACTGACCGCCGTGAAGAAACAACGGCCTAACCATCCGCACCCTCGTCTGACCACAACTTGCCATTGGTCATGCGGTAGTCGATGCGGTCGTCATGCACCTCGACCACTTCGCCAGGCACAAGCACAGGGCGGAAACGCTGATCGCTACAGCCCTCAATCTGCTCACTCACCGTCAGCGATTTGTCATGGCGATTGCACAACCAGCCGCCGTTCTCGACCGGCGCAGACCACACGCATGTGCGGCAGTTGCGATTGGCGGCAGTCTCGCCGTAACAAATCTTTGAGAACTGGCACCAGCGGCATTTGTAGAAATCAGGAGAGTCCGCAATCCTTGGCGGCAGGGCGTCGGGCGTGAAGATGATGTCGGCGGCGCGGGCTGAATAAAACTCTGCCGCCTTGCGATCAAAATCCGTGCGACACGAATCCCAATCGCGTCCGCCAGCCGTAGCGACAACCATCCAGCCACGCGTTCTGCCGCGATAGAGCATGTAGACTTGATGCTGCGCGTAGTACGTCTCATTCCATTCGCGCAGTGCAGCCTTCTCGCCGTGCTTTTCTTTGCACTTTTGAAAACGCGCAAACACCTTTTCTGAAGTGCATTTGACCTCAAAAACGTGCGGCGTCTTTGGCGCTTGCAGCAGCCCAAACGCCTCGCCGTCGAGGTGCCCAAGAAAATGGCCTTCGTGGTCGCTGACCTCAAGCTGCCTGCCCGTGTCAGGATCGCGGTCAATGATCGTCAGACCATCAACGGCCCGCAGCCGCTCGATCACCAAGTCCTCAGTGCGATGGCCGTCTGCAAAATTCTTCAAAGTCTTGGCGGCAAAAGGCTGCTGCCCCGCCGCATAGAATTGATAATAAGATTTGCGCGGGCAGTCGCCAATGCCGCTCATGCCGAGATAGCCGCGCTGCGGCTTGGACAACTCGGCGGCTTCGAGCGCAGCGTCAGCGGCAGCGAGCGTCGGATCAGTAAACGATAGGTTCATAAGAAAGCGCGGGGGCGGGTTGGAGGAACAACGCCCGCCCCCTCTCCTTGCTAGCTCCAGGGAGTCGAAGAAGCTGGCGAAGACACCGGCTGTGGGGCCGGTGGCGCGGATGCAGCGGCGGCGGGCTGCCCCTGGCTAGGCATTGATGCCGCTGCATATCCTTTGATTTCATTTGAAGCGTCGTAGCCGTTAGCTGGCGGCCTTACGCCAACATTGACCGACAACGGTTTGGCGATCAGGTCATCGGCTTGTGCAATGACTTGCAGCCCTAGCGCCGAACCGATGCTATCCAACCGCTGCTTTGCGATCTCAATCGCCGTCGCGCTTTTGGGGTTGCTGGCGTCGGCCGCCTGCATCACTAGGTAGTCCCAGAGGACGCGCCCGTTTTCCAACCGAACCTGTAACTTAAGGCACTGGTTGCCCGACTTTGAGGTGTGTTCTGCCCACTCCACAATCTGACCGGGATAGGTGCCAGCAGCCAACGGCTGAAAATCATTCTGCGGTGCGGGCGAACTGCCCACCTGATAGTTAAGCTGCATTTTTTTCTCCTTTTCCAACAATCGCGTCCACAAGCGCCGACCATTCCAGCGGCAACTCATGCGGTATGGGGTAGCGGGATTTGGCGATGAACGCGGGGCGTTCAGAGGTAAACAGCACGCGCTCGCCAGTGCCGACTGCGCGTGTGATCTTGCGACCAAAGCCGCCATCAATCTGCTTGGTCGCCGTGCGATAGTTGGCGAAGCCGATCAGGTCAGACGCCTCCATGCACAGGTCGCCCGCCTTGCGGTGCAGCTTGATCTCATAGCGGTCGTAGGGTTCGCCTGACGGGTCATCGAACTTGCGAATGTGCGAGTGCGCAATCATGACGACCGCCATACCGCGCTGCTTACGCAGTGCCGCGACGCCGTTTAAGAACCGCCGCCAGAAGTCGAGCGCGAACACATAGCCCTTGCCGTAGCCAGCGTCCTCAATGCTTTTGAGACCCTGAACTTCGCAGACCTTTGCCCAAACCAGGCTTTCCAACCAATCAAGGCTGTCGATCACCAGCGTCTTAAAGTCGTGATCCTCTTTGACCAGCGTGCCTAGCTGCTGCTCGACTGCATCGTAACTTTCGGCCAGCGGAAAGCGGTCAGCGCCAACAACGTTGGCACCATCCTCTGTCTGGATAAAAATCGGCGCGGGTGCATTGCCGGCAAAGGTTGTTTTGCCCACGCCAGGTGGGCCATAGAGCAAAACAACCGGCGGACTGAAACTCTGCCCGCTTATGATGTCCTTCAGACTACTCATCTGCTTCTCCTTTTCATTCTTTCCACGTCAACCAATCTTCATTCGGATGCGTCAGCAGCCGCCGATAGTCCTTCCCGCTGTGCGTGCGGCGCGCCGGAGCGATTGGCTGCTTGCGAGGCGGCAGTGCAAGGCGGTGCGCTTTGCCAAGCACGGCGTCGCGCGACCGGCGAGTGCCGGTGGTGTTTTTCATTTCGGCAGCGATCTGCGACGCGCTTTTGCCGTCCGCCCACAACTTCGTAAGCAGCAGCACCTCGGGCGCAGACCAGGGCTCGTCAAACCTCTGCATCAGCCACCTCGCCCCACCCGCCGCAGCGTTCGCACTCCGTCCAGCGGGTGCGGTAGCTCTGCCACGGGCCGTTATGGTCAACTCCACCGTGTGTGATTTCTTCCTCAACGCGGCCATGCCCCGCGCAATCCGGGCATTCAATAAATTTGCAATCCCTTTGCGGATGGCGCAGCAGACCGCAGTCGGGGCAGATCACGGTCGACTCCAAACATCGTAAAAAGTCGCTGCGCTATGCGGTCGATCCCAAATAGAAATCGCTAGCGCGCGATCAGGAGCGCCGCCTTTTCCAAGATAGTCTTCACGCCAATCCATGTTGATGAAACGTGACGGGCGGTGCCTGCGCATCTGGTCGCTGCCCTTACGGCAGGCCCACAATCGCTCATTGCATACGAGCGCCATGCGCTGCACACCCAACGAAAAAGCGTGGTCAATAAATTGCCGGATTGCCGCGAAGGGCGGATTGGTGATTAGTGTTGGCGCAGCGGCTTGGTCACATGCAAAAAAATCGGTGCCGCTGTGAATGTCGCCAGAAACGACCTCATAATTGCTCTGCCGCAACGCTTGCACTAGTCGCCCATCTCCCGCGCACGGCTCCCAAACCTTGCCCTGCCAATTTAACTCGGCCAGCAAACGCGCAATAATGGTGTGCGGCGTTGGATAGAAGTCGTTAGCACGGCGCGTCATTGCTTGGCCTCACGCATGAGGGTCAGCAACGTCTCTTCGCGAAGCACATACAGACGCGGCGCACGATCCTGGCGAACAACGAGTAGGTCGGCGTCGTCTTGAGCCAGTGAATCCATCAGAAATTTGAAACCGGATTTTTTACGTTTGGCCTCTACTGAAAAACCTTCCAAGCGAAGGTCGCCAGCGTAGTCATTGCCAAGCTGGTTTTTGTAAGCGCCAGAACCAAACACGCGAGCGCAGTCAAAGCCGTGCGACTGCCAGAAATCAGCAGTCTCTTTTTCAAGTTCATAACCGCGTTGCTTATTGCGGGCGCTCACTGAAGAAAGTCCTCAAGCCCAACCGCGCCCTTCGTGACGCGCTGAATGTCAGCAAGCGTTTGCAAGGACGGGCGCTTCACGCCGTTGCACAGCATGGACACGAAACCCTGACTCACCGCGATTTTTGCGGCAAATTCTGCGCGCGTGATGTCATTGGCGGCAAGATAATCGGATAAAGTCATGCTGGCAGCCCTAACTGTTACTCACAGTTATGGGAATGCAGTTGTTGACTAGATCGCACGCAATCGGCTTAACTCGCAGTAATAAGCACTAGAAGGCACTCAAAACATGACAATAGGACTGTGCTTACGCGAAGCGCGCAAAAATGCCGCTTTATCTGTAGACGCGATTTCGGAAAAATTAGATGTCTCAAGCGCAGCGTATCGCCGCTACGAGCGCGACGAGGTTTCGCCGCAAGCGTCTATAATTTTACGGCTGGCCGACCTTTATGGCATCTCAACCGACACGCTTTTGCGTGGCGCGGACGATACATCTGACACACCGCGCCAAGTGGTGGAGATGCAAGTGGGCCAAGACCAAACGCTCTCGATCACGATCAACGCCACGGTCACTCCAAGCACAACAGACGAGCAAAAGTAACCACAACGACTGCCGTCTAAAATTAGTGCGTTGAAATATAACTTGCAGTGACATTATGATGTTCTTCCGTAATTAGGAGGAACACATGACCAGAAAATTATCATTTTCCGTTTGCGACCTTGTCGCAGTCCACGATTGGCTGGACGATCGGCTGCGCTTTCTTGCCGCAGATAAATCTTATCACTCCGAAATTATTGCTCTCGGCCATGCGCTTGGCACCGTGCGCGAACAGATCGCGGAGGCAAAAGATGCTTAAACATTGCCTAAGTGGCCTGTGCCTTGCCGTCTTTATCTACATGCTGATTTTGAGCGCCTGTTTTTTTGATGGCAGCGCGTGCCTGGTGGGGTCGTGATGCCCGCTTTGCTATCCACGAAAGAAGCAGCCGCCCACCTGTTTGGTGAGGCTACTCGCAAAACCGAGCAAATCGTTCGCCGCATGATTGCTGACCAAGAACTGGCAGCGCGGCGAATTGGTCGCAAATTTTACATCCCGTTGGCGGAGATCGAAAGATTGGGGCGGCCCGATGAACTTTGATGATGTGATGGAGCGGGAGATGGTGCTGATGACCGCGCGTGATCTCATTACAGGAGATCGTGCAAAGGCTTATGGCAATGCGAAAACGAACATGCAGCGCACGGCGACTATGTGGAGCGTCATATTGGGCGTCGAGGTATCGCCGCGCCAGGTTGCTGATTGCATGATCGCGGTCAAGCTGGCGCGTAACGTCAACGAAACCTCGTTTGACTCATATGTTGATGTCTGCGGCTATGCCGCGATTGCTTGGGAGTGCAGTGATGGTGATTAAATTTTTCCGCAGCTTAATTCTGCCGCCGCCACAAAAACACCCGCCGTTGCGGAACGCTCACTATCTCGCGCTGCACATTGCCGCGACTACATCTAAGGCGGGGTATCGGTGGTGGCGCTGACGCCGAAGCAAATCGCGCTGCGTGAAACAGCTTGTCGCCTCTACTATCAAGAGCGCAAGAGTACGACAGACGTTGCGCGTCTGCTGAATGAGCCAGAATCTACAATCTGGAATATATTAACCCATTGCACTGATCGGCACCGGCTTGGTCGGGAAAAATTCACGCAGCGCGTCGTAAAGCGTCTGCTGAATTTTTAGAGCCTCTTTTCCGTCTGCACAGCTAATCACTAGCGTGCCATCAACCCTACGACCGTCACCGGTTAAAAAGAAATCTGCGCTGCCGTCTTCTCGAATTATTACCTTCGTAATCATCAAGGACTCCTTCCGCATTACTAACGCTAGCGCCTAAGTGTGCGCAGAAGAAGGTTCCATTCGGCAAACGCGCGACTGCAATTTTAGACGTTTTGTTTTGATTTTCTTGGATCAATTTCACTGCGGTCGATTTGCCGATAAAAAGTAAGATTCGCAGCAAAAGCCGCAAAAGTTTCGTGGTTGACCACATCGAGAATCCGCTTGCGCATCAGAATGCGTGTGCGTTTGTCGGGGTGGTCTTCGTCATCGACAAAGCCCAACTGGTGAGCGTCGTTCAGCGTGTTGATAACGGTCTGCACGCTGATCGCTGTGCGACGCGCAAACTCGCTGCGGCTGGGCGTTTGGCCATGAAGATAGGCATTCACAACTGCGAGACCAAGTACGATGCGGTTTTTTGTGCCGTACCAAAATCGATCCGCGTCGTCGTTCCCATCGGGGGCCGCGTTTTCCTTGTCGCGTCGGAACTGCATCAAATGTTCATGTGCGTCAAGCCAACGCATGACCAGACTGTTTGAGACCTGATCGCGCGTCACCTGGCGTTTTTCAATCCAAGTGTCGAGGTCGTCAAAATCTTTAAGGTCGTCATTCACAATTTTTAGAGACATTTTTGATTCCTTTCAGTTACTCACAGTTAAAACTTTAGAGTCGAAAGTCGCCAGACGCAATCGCGCGGTGCGTTTCAGGCACTGCGACCTCGCCTTTCGCTTCCATGATTGAAAAGCGCCGCGCGTACTGGCGGCGCGTAAAGTCTGCGCTTGAATGGCCCATGAGGTCGGCAACGCGCCCCCAATCTGCGCCATACTCTTGCAGCAGGCGCGTCGCATAAAAGTGCCGCAAGTCAATCGGCGAGATAGGGGTCACATCGCCGCAACCTTCTGCGCGACGTTGCTGGTTGAAAACCTCAAGAAACGGCTCAACGTGGCGCCGAAACTGCTCAACCCTAAAATGATCACCTCCGTTCTGCGGTTTGCCGTCAACCTTTGGGAAAACAAAGTCGTCGTCTTGCGATGCGCCAGAGCGGACCCGCCAATCGCGCAGCATAACGACCAGATCAGGCGGCAGAGGAATGTGACGGTCGCGCTTGGTAAGACCTTTGTCCTTTTTAGTGTTCTTCACGCCGCCGTTCACCCAGCCGTCCTTGGCCTTTCGGCGGGACACAACAACATGCACCCACGGATATTCGCCTCGCATGTTTAAATTACGCCAACGCAACGCAGTGGCCTCGCCAACATGAACGCCGGTCATCGCCAAAAAGTTTGTCATCACGCCAAAGCAGCCCGGCATGACCTCAAGCGCGTGGGCGCACATGGCGCGGAAGAACTCGCGGTCATAGTCGTAGTTGCTGGACTTGGCCTCGATCTCTTCTTCCGTGGCAAGATGGTCGGTCGCGTAGATGCTGATTGCGGTTGCTGGGTTGTGACCAAGAATACGCTTCGCCACGGCTGGCTCGAGAATGTTCGCCAGCGCATTTTTCTTGTTGTTCTGGGTTTTTGTCGCCTGTGATCCAAACCTTGCGACAAACAAGCCGACAAAGTGCGGCTCATCGTCAACCCAATCGCGCAGAGGGCGATCAGCAAACACATCAACAAGCTGCCGCTTGTAAGTCTCGCAGTTGTCGTACGTATGCTGCGCGATGCTGCCGCGATCTCGCAGAGCAGCTTGTTCCGCAATCCAATCATCTGCCAATTGCACAAACGTCAGGTCATCTGGATCGTGCGCGACAGGCTTTGCAGCAATGCCTTCTTCCAAGCGCAGCAACTCGCGTCGCGCTTCGAGCGGTGGTGTGTCGGGATCGTTGGGGTCAACGTCATAAGTGGCGCGAACAACCCTTGCTGTGCCTGGTTGCCACTCCATAATCCGCCACTTGTCGCCAGACGGCCTGCGATGCTTTTTCAACTGATAAGTCATAGCTTTCTCTTTTGTGCGTGTGATGCAACAATAAGATTACCATGGGTGATGTTCCAAGACACAAAAAAAGGGGCCAGACACAAAAATTGTGTCTCGACCCCGAATTATTGTGTCTCGTAACCTGAAGAGCAAAATTTTAGACATAAAAAAAGCGCCTAACCCATTGGAAAGGCGCTTGTTTCTTGGTTGCGGGGGCAGGATTTGAACCTGCGACCTTCAGGTTATGAGCCTGACGGTTACAATACCTGTAACTGTCAAGTAATACCCTTTAATGCGATCTAACCCGCCAAGCGCCTTATGTTGCAGTGTTATCTAACACCTTTAAGCACCATCGAACAAGGCCTAATGCAAAGTAAACCGTGCCTCGTTTCGTGCCTTGCTCGTCAGGTTACAGGTGTTTTTCGCTCACCACAGCGCACCATGATTTTGCCTCTGCATTACAAGCGCCAATTCGAGTTGCGCTCCGGCGCAAGGTCTTTTTGCCCTCCAACTGAATTGCAGACACAAAAAAAGCGCGCCGAGCATCAAGCCCGACGCAACATAGTATTTCATATTCTTTTGGATC